TGTTAATGGTGATGTTTCATTTCAAAGAAATTTAGATGTATCACATACTTTAACTTCAACCAAACTAATTGTTTTAGTAGACTCAAGTTTTAATAATAGCGTAGATATATCTAACCAATTAATAGTTCATGGAGATGTATGTTTAAATTCAAATATAGATATTTGTGATCATCTAATAGTTCGCGGTGATGTATCATTAAATAATACATTAGATGTATCCGGAATAACTACTCTTTCAGACCATTTATTAACAGATTCTTCCTATGTTAAAGTTCCTGTTTCTTATAGTACTTTTGCAGTAGTAAAAGGTAATGATTTATCAAGTAATATAACACAAGTTTTTGGAACATGGCATAATTTAACAAATGATGGTTATAGTGTTACAATTAATCCTTTAACACAATATAGTTATATAAAATTAGAATTTAAAGTAAATTATATTTGTTCAAATGAAACAGATCAAACAATCTCTTTTAGAATAAAAAATAATCATGATGAAATTATATTTTCTGATTTAAGTATTGGTACATTAATGGGTGTTACAAATAGAGGAGTATATAATGGAGTATATATAGATTCTTCTGGTTATAATTCTCCTGTTACATATCATTTAGAATATCTAATTGCTGATGATGCAACTAATAACATTGATGTAAGTTCGGGCGTTTTAGGATATAATCATGGTAATTCAAATATAGTAATAGCCCAAGAATTATATGTACCAATTGAAAAAATATAAATTATTAAAAATTTACTAAAAATTTTATATTAAATAATATATTCTTTTATTTAATATAGTAATGTCGTCTATTACAAATCAAATAGTTGCTAATTTAAAAAAAACATCAACAAATTTTAATACTTTTTCATTTACCAATAGTGAAAATGTTGTATGTATTGATACCAGTTTTAATAGAATAGGTATCAATCGTAAAAATCCAGTTTATTCAATAGATATTTCAGGTGATACTAGTTTAAATGCAGTAAGATGTTATGATTTACATATTAATAATATAGCAAAAATTGGTGAAGTTTCTTCTAATAGAGTAGATACACTTTTTTTTACTTCAAATTTATTAGATGTATCTTATCTTACTTATAATACTATTGTAGGAAAAAATACAGATATAAGTTATTTAGTAGCATATGATATAAGTACTTTAAAATTATTTGTTCCAGATTTGTCTACAAATATTTTTGATGTTTCTGATAATATAAATACAAATACATTAAATGTAAAAAGTGAATTAATAGCTGAAGTAATTAGAGCACAATCGATTATTTTTCCTGTTGCAGATCTTTCATATTTAGAAATTGATACCTCTGGAGATATAGTTTATTTATCAAATATCGAATTATCAAGTAATTTTATATCAAGTCATGAATTATCTTTAAATAGATTATTTGTACAAGATAAACTTATTTGTTTAAATGAAACCAGTTTTAATAATATACGTATAGATGGTAATTCATCTTTAAATAATTTAAATGTTGATAATTTAGCTACATTTACTGAAGTCAGTAGTAATAAAATAGAATTTAATGAATTGTCAGGTAATACTATTAATGCCAATACTTTAACATCTAATGGAACAACTATTATAAATAATGGTGTTTTTGGAGATATAACATCTCCTACTAATGCTGTATTCCAAAATTTAGTAGCAAATACATTAGATATTTGTAATATTAATATTACAAATTATCTTGATAATTCTGGTTTAACCGATTTATCAGAAAGTGTTCTTATTTTACCTAACTTTGAAAATCAAACAACAGTAGAATCAGAATTAAAACCTGGAACTTTTGCTTTTGATAGTACTTTTAATATATTAAAAGTATATAATACTGTTCCACAACCACAATGGAATAATATTTTATTCAATATTAATTATGCTACATTAACTTTAAGAAGAGATATATCCGGCAATGATATTTCCTATGATATTCATAGAAAACATTTCTTTATTGAACAGTCTAATAATTTATTTATTGATAAAGTTAATCATCCCAATACTAAATACATTCCTTTAGTAGCTGATATTAGTTTTGGTAATAAATTAGATATATCTAATAATAGTAAAACCATTGAAATTAAAAATAGGCTTCAAGATGAGCTATTTGAAATTCATGCTACAGTAGGAATTAAATATTTAAATGCTGATCCAGGAGATGTTGAACCAAATGTATATACATTTGGATTATATCCACACATGAATACATTTAATGCAACAAAGGATAGTATGGATAATTCTTTCGTACATTTAAATAATACTATTTTAGTATTTGATAATTCTTATAATTATTCTAATACATCAATTAGTTATATTGGGCCATTAGCAAATACATTTAAAAGCCATAATCTTTCTGAACGTTTTGGATTTAATTTTTACATCACTGCTGAAAAAGATATAAACTATATAGTTATTGATAACTTTAATGCTACTATTAAACAATTACAAAATTATTAATAATATTTATTTAATATTTTAAATATATTAAATAAATTAAATAAATTATCTGCTATTCAAAATTATTCTTGCTAATCTCATTCTACTAGATGCACTCGAACCTAAATTATGATTATGTTGTATTGGTTTATAATATACAGGACAAGGACAATCACCAAATAGATATGGATTATATGGTTCTTCATAATTATCTACAAGCGTTGGATCACTTGTAATTATTATATCTCTTTTAATTGTTGTTGTAATTCCTACACCTTTATTACTTGTTGCTGTATATGTTATTACATTTTCATAAACACCTACAATATCTGTATTTGTTAGTGTATTTTCTACTGTTATAGTTAACCCAGACCCACCATCAGCAGAGTCTGTTGCAGTCAAACCTTCTAATAACATTTCATCAGTAATTATTGTTCCTTGTAATACTGTAAATGCCCAATTAAATCCTCCTAATGATTCGAAAAATTCCTTTATAGTAATTCCATTTATAAAAAATTCAGGATATTCGAATCCTCTTTCTACATTAACTGTTCTTGTTATAGTATTTCTATTATTGGCATTATCTATTATTGTATAGAAAATATTTATAGACGCATCATCACCTATAAAATTAGTACTTTCATTATAAAGATTTCTTACATCTATTTCTATTGTTGAATATACATTATTTATTACTGTTTGTGATTCATAATAATTAAATGAAATATCATTATAAACTATATTTGTTAAATTAGAAGATATATCGTAGTTTTGATTTATTTCAATAAATGAAATATCTTTTATTAATACTTCTATTAAGCTATTTATATTACCATTAGTAATTGTAGATATAGCCTGAGATAATGATAAATCTGTATTATTAAATATAAGCGTCGGAGGAATATAATCTGGTATAGCCAAATCTAATACAACAGTATCAACATACTTATCTGGAAATAAATAACTATTATATTTAATATCTAATCTAACTTCAATATTATTTGATTGAAAACTATTTACTAATATTTTACTACCGCTCATAAAATAATTAATATCATCATATATTTTCTCTTTATTTATGAAATCATAATTTCTGGATGTAGCTGTCAAAAAGTAATTATAATTATTTAATATATAATTAATACTATTACTCAAATCTAATAAATTTACTCCGACTTGATTATATGTAAATATAAATCCTGGATCATAACTATTATAACATAAATCATCTGTACCTATATGATTATTTGTAGGTATATATAAATTAGAATATACAACTTGATGTTTTAATACTTGATCTATACTTACATAATTATTTAATAAATTTATGGTAAATTCATTTATACTCATTATATCATGTAAGTCAATAAAACTATAATCTATAATATTTACTGCTGAAAATAATGATTCATTTAAGTGTCTAACATTAAACTCATGTATTATATTATCGTAATCTTCTCTTATGATATAAAAATCTCTTAACAATCTATATAAAATATCAAAATCACTATAATCTTCTACAACAGAATATCTAGCTGCTTTTATTAAATCTTCAATTATATCACGATTATAAAAATTATATAAATTATTATATATAAAATTATCTATATTTACATTTATTGAACTTGCATCTGTTAACATTTGATCTATATTAGTAAAATTTGTTATACTATCATAAGTGTTATTAGTTAAGTCTATTAAATATGAATTATGATTAAATCTAAAAATTTCTTCTAATTTATAATACTTGTTTTTTAATTGGTTTAAATTATAAAAATTATTTGAAAATAGTTTGTTCAATGAATTATTTGCTAAAGTTAATTGATAATTAGTTGATATAACATCAATATTATTATATAAAGTAGTTAAATTTTGTATGTTTAAATTTGTTATAAATTCATAATCCGATAAATGTAAATTTTGTAATGAATTATTATAAATAATTTCATTATTAATTATTTGATATATATAATCTAACTTAAAATTTAATATTATTAGAAAATTTTGTAAATAATTTAAGATTTCTATTTTACTTTTATCATAAATTATATTTTGATTAGCTTTCACATCAAAAATATTGAAAAAATTTATATAACTAATATCTTTTATTGTGTATGATAAGTTACTCTCATTATATACATTCCAAGGCACTTCTAAATTTGAATTATCATAAATATATCTATCAAAATAATCATTTAAATCTATTAAATAACTATGACTATGAAATTGTTGGTTAGTATAAGAGTCTACATTATATTCTACACCATTTACTGACATGGGTCTTATATCAAATTGATTTAAATATATATCTGTATTTGGTAATTCATTATCAAAAAAGTATGCTATAAATGATTTATAATTTGATTGATTTTGTCGAATTATGTTATTTTTTCTATTAGAATTTTCATATATATTTATATTACTACTATCTACAAAACATCCATATACATCGTTAGATGATAATTCCAATAAATATTTCTTATTATTTGAAAAATCTGTAAATGTTTTTTTTAATGTCAAACTTGGTTCATTTACCTTAAAATTATTTGCTAATTCTTCATAATTATGGAAAATTAATTGATCTTCTTCATTTATATACATATTATGATTAATATTTTGTAAAGTAAGTCCTATATATTGATTATAATCATGACTTATCATCGAACTATCTCTCAATGATAAAAATACTTTTTCTTTTAATTCATTGTTAACATAATCAAATCCATTATTGTTTATTTCATCTCTATATATATTATATAAAATTCCACTACTATCTTCTGAATCTAATAAATATTCATTTAATTCTATTAAACTATTTGATAATAAAATACTTTGTTCCTCTGTTTTTATAATAGTTTCTAATTGTCCACATATATCACTCCATATATTTACTACAAATTCATCAAATAACAAATTACTCATATCAATTCTATAATTTACATTTGTTATATTACTGTTTGTATTTATATAATTTTTACTAGATTCATATAATGAAAATTGCTCATCATATAAAATATCTAATAAATCTTTATTAATATTAAGATTTGATAAATCTATATAAGTTTGCAAATTAAATGTTATAAAATTATCTAAAATATGACTAAATATTATTTTCTTCGAACTTAAATATTTATTTAAATAATAATCTAAAACACTATTATTATCTATTATTGATACATTATTTACATATTTTAACTCATTTATTATACTTATGAAATTATCTGTTATTAATCTACAATTATTTAATAATCTATTTTTTCTAAAAAAATGACTATAATTATTTAATTCTCCGTTTGAATAAAATAAATCTAATATATTAGTTTCATAATTTAATTCATTTGCTTCACGTAAGTTAATTATTCTTGAATATCCTTCAATATATTTTCCAGCTGTTGAAAAAATATCTATAGAGTTTGTTATTCCCGTCCAATTTATACCATTTATAGAAACTGCTATTCCATGAGTTGGACCTACTCCAGTTGCTAACCATCTAGTACCACTCCATACAATTGAATTACATTCTGTAAATATATTGCTTCCACTTGAATACCATGTTAGTCCATCATAAGAATAAATAATCGCAGAAAAAATAGAACTATTTATTGTACCTACCCCGCCTATAATTACCATATTATCATTTGCATCTATATCTCTACCTTCGCTTATTCTATCAGTTCCTAATCCATTCCAATTTATACCATCATTTGAATAAGCAATAGAATTTGATATTCCACTACCTGTTGCTATCCATCTATTTTGACTATTAAAGTATACAGAACTATTTCCTTTAATTGAAAAAAGTTGCTTAGTATTTCCACCACTCGCTACATCTATTCCAGGTGACCAATTTATACCATCGCTTGAATAACCTAATGTATTATTTGTATCTTCTCCTGAAGCAATTAGATGTAAATCATTATATTTTGAAATATGATTAACTTCAATATTAAATAACGAGTTTCCTAAACCCAACCAATTTAAACCATTATCTATTGAATAAGCTAAAGTATTTGTAGAACCTTTTCCACCAACTATCCAATAAGAATTTGAACTATCATATACTACTGCCTTTGCATAATCAGAAAAAATAGAGTTTGAACCTATTGAAGAAAACCAATCTATTCCATTATCTGAATAAAGTATTATATCATTTGAACCTTGTCCTACTACTAAAAATCTTGATAAACCATTATATGCTACTCCTAATCCAACTGTCATATTATATATATTACCTAATCCAACCCATGATGTTCCTTCATTATTTGAATAAGCAATTACATTATTACCTGATCCAACTGCAACCACTAAGTTTTCATTTAAAGTATTTATATCTAAATTTTTTAATATATTTTCAGAAGTATCTATAGTATAATCATATTGAAAAATTAATGATTGATAATTATTAACACTAACATCAAACAAATAATGATTACTTAAATCATGTTTTAAATTTACATTTGAAATATCACTATGTACATTTATTGTATCATAACTTGGAACATATGAAACTACTCCACTTGCTACTGGATCATAATTAGGTGACCTTTGATATTTTTTAAATATTATCAAATTTTTACTTTTATTTACCAAAACATTATGATTTATAATTTGCTGTGTAATACAATTATAATGTACATTACTTATACAACTTCCATTACCATTTATTCCTGATAAATCAAATTTTTGACATAAATATATTCTATTTAATAATGTTTCTTCACTATTAAAACTTTGTAAAGCTAATGAATTATCTACGCTTAAAACATTATCATTTACATATATATTTCCACTTGAAATTACTAAATTATTTCTTGTTTCTATTTTACCTCCCATATTTGGAAAATATTCCGAATAATAATATAATGGTGATGGTGTTGTAACAGATAATGTTAATTCTGTATATCCTCCAGATAATCCAGGTAAACCATATTCTGTTATTCCTTTTGTAAATTCTATTCCTCCATTATGAGAACCATCTTCTGTTAGAGAAAATTTTATTCTATTATAAAAATTTTTCTCTGTATCTTGGACGAATTTATATTTTCCCATTGCTAAATGCAAATTTGCTCTTGATAGATCTGTTATATAATGTTGCTTCTCATCTTGAAATTCTGGATATAATTCTCCTGATAATGTAAAAAACTGATATGAATTATCTATATCATTATATCCTGAAACATCTACTCTAAAAGCATCTCTTGGTAATGGTTTACTTAATAACTGATCAATTAATATTTGAAAACATTCTTCTGTATATAAAAATATATCTTCAATTATTGTTCTACTTGAATTACTATCTAAATATTCTATATTTGCTCTATTAAAATTACCATTAACACTTAAATCTATTCTTCCCCAATGATAATCGTTATTTTCATGAGATATTACATTTTCTCCGCATATATCTATTAAATTACTAATATCAAGAGTATTATTATTTATATAATCATATCCAAATACTCTTATAGCATCTGAAGGATCGGGTATATTAATTATGTATTTATCATTATATAAACCCCATTTATAATGTTCTGAACTTGGATTTCTAATTAATTCATTTAAACTATTTATAGTAAATGGTAAACATTTTAAATCCACAACATGAACTTCTCGTTCTGCTTTTGTTAATGATTCATAACTAAATAATTCAAATTTAACCGTTTGAACTCCTAAAACAGCAGAATTTATATATTGTGTAATTATAATACGTTTGTTTGTTATCTCTCCCAAATTATAATCATACACTCTACCCAAAATATCTACATAACCTGTATGTTGTTTATGATAATATTTTAAATATACATTATTATTATCGTCCGTTGTATGATTTAAATTTATAAATGGTTCTTTAGATTTTATTGTTATTGCTCTTGATATATCTGAAAAATTACCATTATGATCGAATACTCTATAATTTTGTTCATAAGTTCCTATATTAAATAATAAATAACCTGTTGAAATATCAAAAATAGGTGTTTCTATTACTGCCACATTAATCATTCCTTTCGAACTAGCATTATCTTCTAAAGTTACTTTCTTTAGTCCTCCATCTAATGCTCTAAATATCCAAGTACTTACACCAATTATTTCTGAACAATAAATATAATAATTTTTTGAAGTTGTTTCTGTCCAAGTTCTTACTGATGAACTATGATTCCCCATTCCATAATATGTACTCCATGTTCCATTTGATGGTTTATAAAATTGTCTCAATCCATTTCCTCTATGTCTAAATTCATGTATTGTACCATCTATATACTCAAATTTTATAAATGCATAACCAGCCAAATTAATATCTGCATGACCTATACTAACTTCTATCGTACTATCTAATAAATTAGGGTTAATATTTATAATTTCAGTTTCATTATTAATAGCTGTAAAACTTTTTGGTAAAATATCATAACCTGCTGTAGATAATATTTTTCTATAAGTTATAAATAATGATAAACTTATATCTATTTCTGGTGGTATTGTTTCATTACTTAATGATATACAACTTCCATCCATTATATCAGTAATATTTATACCGGGAATTGAAAATATAGGATTACCATGTGTATCATGTGTAAATAAAAATGGATTTTCTAAATTATTATTTTGTAAAAAATTTGGATTTGTTTGTAATGTATCGTATGAACCTTTTGATATTTGTGGTAATAATATATTTGAAATATCACTATAATCACCTGATAAAATATAAGATAAATCTGGTGGTGTAGTATCAACTATATTAAAATATATTGTTTCTGTTAATGATTCCAAATTTTCATCATTAAAACTTTGAAATATAATTCTATATTCACCTAATATCTTTCCAACTATATTATTTACTACTGTATTATTGTAATCTGGTATTGGTTCATTAATATAACTTGAATGCATACTAAAATCCAATAAATCAAAATGTTCTATTTTTTTTACTTCATATGTAATTGTTTTATTTATAGAATCATATTTTATATCTGAAAAATCAAATATAGATGATAAATTTTCTGTATTACTATTTATTAAATTATAAAAATTATTATTAAAATATCCATTCAAATCTAAATTATTTCCCGAAATAGAAATTTTTGGTGTCAAAATAAAATCTGTTGTATGATTTATAATAATTTTTTGGCTTTTTTCATTTAAATTATTAAATCTATCATATGCTTTATATATTATTTCATATATTATCATTGAATTACTTGTATCTACTGAATTCAATACTAATTGTGTTGAAGAAAATGTATATGTTTCTATATTTATATCTTTAAAAAATATATTTGGTATGTTAGATATATCTCTCAATGTTCCCGAATTACTTAAATCTATTTCTATTCTTGATAAATCTGTACCTATATCATTAAAAAATGCTGTTGGCATTATTAACTCTTCAAACTGATTTATTGTAATTATATCATTTGATAATGTAATTAATGGAGGTTGTGTATCTATTACTAATATATATCTATTAAAAATTGTTCTTGTCTCATTTTTATCAAAAGCATCATAGGAAATTGTATATAATCCTATTTCTGGTTTATTTACATTAAATGAATTATCATAATTAACACTAAAATCTGTATATAAATATGAAAAGTCAGAATAATTATTTACATAAAAATATTTATCATATTCACTATGAGAATTTAAACCCATAATAAAAGATGCATCATTAAAAAATGTTCCTGCTTCATGAAGTATATTTATTGAATCTAATTCGTTTGAATATGGTATTAAATTAAAACTTGGTCCTGGATTAGTAATTACTACTTCAATTTTTAATTCATCTGAACTTAAATCATAAGGCAATTGTTTAGATATTGAATAAAAACCCATATCATAATGAACTGATGAAATATCTCCACTTACAGTATAAATTAAACCTTCTGGATCATAATTATAATGTCCACTTATTGTTGTAATACCTGAAGGTGCTATAAAACTTATATCAAAAGTTAAATCTGCATCAAGAACTCGTGAATGAGTTAAACTAAAATCTTGTAAAATATTATAATTGTTATCTCCAAAATCTATATAAATTTTATTATTATAATTAAATCGTTGAATAAAATTAACACTTGGCTCAATTAAATTTACTATATCAACTATTCTATTTATACTTGTAGTATTAAATTGATTATCTGATATGTCATATATTATTACTAATGATGTATCTACTTTTGAAAATAAATTTAATAATATAATATTATCACGAATATCTGTTATATTTTTTATATTTTCTTTTTTAAAATTATTACCCGATATTGATATAATATAATTATTATTAACTACTTCATAATTATCTACTAAACTAAAATCAAATATTATTGAACTTAATTCTGTTAATAATAAATCATAATTTTTTGTATAATTTAATGCTTGATAAGATAAATCTTTATAATTACTTGAAAATTGTACATAGCTTAAATCTGTTTCAAATTGAGGATTATAAGAAAAATCTATAGATGGAAAAGATATATCTACTATATCTACTATTCTTGAATAGTTAAATGAATTATCATAAGGATCTATTATTTTATAATTAAATATCATAGGATTTACTTTATTTAATCCAATTGATACTCTATTAAAACGGTTATCATTATTCAAATAACCGGTATTAGTATTTCCATCATTTATAAGATTAACATTTCTTAAACTATTTTCATTAAAAGATATATCACCACTTCCACGTATACTTAAAGTTATTATTGTAGATAAATCTACAGGATAATTTGGCGGATAGTTATCACTTATTTCAAATGTATTTATTATATAACTTAAATCATCAAAACTAGAAAAAATACTTAAACTAAAATCTATATTAAAACTATTATCAGGATGATAATCATTTATTACATATTTTGTATCTTTTAATGTTACAAATCCTGCATCATTTGAACCATCTATATAATCTAAAGACCTTAAATCTGGAAATGCAAAAAATGGATTTAAAATATCTACAATACTTATTTGTCTCTTTATTTCAGCAAATTGAGAGACTCCAAATTTATTTACATGAAATATTGATTCATATATACCAACGGTACTTATATCTAATCCTACTATAGAATAAGATATGTCATAACCCGTTGGATTATTAGTTGTGTTATTACTATAAGGTGTTGAAAAAATTCCTGTCGGAACATAATCAACATTACTAGTTGAACTAAACATAGTTATACCTGGTTCTGTATATGGTGTATGAACTGTAACTATTTCTCTTCTATTACCTTTTAATTTTAAAAGAGGAATATCAAAAAAATTTATATTTAAACTAACATCACCAATTTTATTACCCATAATATCAAATCCTGTATATTTTATATCAGCAACTGCATCTGCATTTTTGTTTGTTGCTTCAATTGAAAAACTATAAGTGTTTGGAACTACACTATTATTTACTGTGAATACTTCTGTAATATTATTTACTGGATAAACTTGAAAATTTAAACTACCATCATATATAGAATTATGTGATAATTCTAATAATGGCATAGTAGTATTTTCTAAATAAAAATCACCTTGATTAAAAAAAGATATATCAGAATATATATTAAAACTAAACTCTCTTGGAAAATGATATTCGTATAATAGCGGATTTGGCGGTGGATTTATTACATTTTCATTTATAAAATTAAAACAAAAATCTGATGTATCATTAATTACATTTATTAAAATATTTCTTGAAAAATCTTCTGCTTTATAACTTATAAAATCTATTATATCACTAATGTCATTATAAATATAATCTTCATAACTTAAACCTTTAACTGATATTTCTAATTCATAATTACCAATATATCTAGTATCAATGTGATTTGGACTAAAAAAAAATATATCTTCAAAACTACCATCAATAATTAAATTATTATCTGAATTTACCGTATCAATTATATTTAAGTTAAATTCTTCATTGTTTATTGTTAGATATGTATTTAATCTATAATTTATATTATTTATTATATCATTATATGCTTGACTTATATCAATTAAAGCTAATTGATTATTTACATTATTTATTTTCAGTTCTCCTGCCGCTGAATCTATAAATAATGAACTTATAGTTTGCTGTGGATCTAAAATATAATTTTCAATTGAATTATTTAAATCTGTATCATTTATATGAAATAAATTGGATTGTGATGTTAATTCACTTGAGTTATAATTCGCTGCTGTTATTTTTTCATTTAAATTATTTTTAAAATTTATTGTATTTATATTTGAAATTTTTATACCTAATTCATTTACGTCTGTATTTGAATCTGTTAAATAATTAAAATCAAAATTTTTTGATAAATAATAATTTCTTGAAAAACCTGTTGAATCACTGTATATTCGCAAAGGTCTATCTGATATATTTATATTATCATAAGTTAATACCTTTTTACTATTAGAATACAAGTAATTAAATATTAAATTTTCATATATACTACCTGTTTGATAATATCCTCCGCTTACTGTTATTTCATATGGTAAATTTATTTTATTAGAACTATTATCATAAACAAATACATCTAAAATATTATTAAAATTAAAAGATGGATCTATAGTTCCATTTTTATTTGTTGATACATCTATTCTATTTATATATTGATTTGAATTAAAAAATACTTTATCAAAAAATTCTTCGGTTCCTGATATTTCTATATATGGTCCTCTTCTTATCTCTACTAATCTATTTAATTGTATTTCTAAATCTTCATAATCTTTTAATGTATAAGTAATTAAAAAAAATGATAAATCAAAATTTATTGAATGTTTATTTGATAAAATAGAACCGTCTGGTAATGTAATTTCACGTGGAATATTTGATGTTACTAAATTTGATAAATTATGGTTATATCTGTCAACTACTTGATATGGTATTGCCGGTTCAACGTAATCTTGATATAAATTTAATGAATAAATATTATTTTGATTATTGGAAAAATCATTAATTGCAAATGGTTCATCGTGTTGATTAAACAATAAAAATGATAAATCTCGGTAAGTTATATTATTTACAAAATCTGGTCGTTCACAAAATGTTGTATAAACTAAATTTGAAGGTAACTCATAATGTGTATTTTCTTGGAAATTTATTACATGTAATTTTATAATATGATTATTAGTTAGAGTATTAGAATCGTTATTTACAATTATTTTAACTGTATTATAATAAAAATTATAAATATTTACTGTTTCTCCTAAGTTAATAATTCGAGAATCTGTTTTCTGAATAATTCCTGTAGTATTTTGTTCATCTACATAAATAGCATTGCTTATATCATTATTTTTTAATGTTATTGGAAAATTAGAATCTATATTTAAAATAGTATATGAACCGTCATATACACCATAATCTAAATCATATAAAAAATCTCCTGATACATCTCTTCTTCCATGATTACCTAAATTAAATTCATAAAAAGACATATCAGCTACAACATTATGGCTTTTTTTTGCTTCTGAAACTATATTTAAACATTCTTGATTATTAGCATACAAAATATTTATAAAATCATTTTCATCTTGTGTTACATATCTACACGTGTTATCATATTTAAATATATTTATATTACTTATATCACTTATACCATTAAAAGGGTATGATTTTGCTGATATATAAGAATTATCGAAAAGATGTTCATAACTAGGATCTACTGATATACTTATATCACCATAATAATATGATATATTACTTACATCCACTAAAATATTTAATAATCCACTAACATCATTTTGTGAATAATCTGTATAAAATATTCTATTTGTTGTATTATTTGTATCTTTGGGAATTAAAATATTAAAACTATCATCTATTTTTGTTAAACTTAAATCGTCATTATAATTACCTGTTAAAGCATCACCACTTAAAGAAAAAGGATGATTTGTAGAAAAATCATCAATTGCTATGAATTTATAACTCATATTTCTCATAAAATAAAAATTATCTCCGCTATTAGTTAAAGCAGTATCTATTGTGCTTCCTGAAATATTTAATAAATTAAAACTTTCATCATAAAATCTAAAATAATCACTATTAATAAAACTTAAATCGCTTCCTTTAGAAACATAGATTTTTATAGGTTCTTCATAAGATGGACCATAAGTTATACAACTAGTTATATCTACTATTTCTGATACTCCCGAAGCGTCATAAAAACCCATTGGATTATTTTTTGGTATATTTTGTATTGAATATATTATTGTTCCACTTGTTTCAAATAAACCATATGCTTTTCCATTACTTCCTAGTATACTAGTTTCATTATTAAAAACATAGACATCACATATATCGGGATGACTATAATTAGATATATCAATTGTATTATTCAAATTAAAACATAAATTACTCATTATTAATAATATAGTTTATTAAAAATATGTAATTTATAAATAAAAATTTTAAATTTTTACTAAAATTGATATAAAAAATAGATATAAAATCATACTCGTAATATAATTATATGGGAACAAAAAATCAAGAACTTGCAAAAAAATATCAAAAAAAATCTGATAAACAGCATATATTAGATAATCCTGATACATATATTGGTTCCGTTGAAAATATTAATAATAATAGTTATATTTTTGATAATATAACTAAAAAAATTATTGAAAAATCTATTAACTATATTCCTGGATTATATAAACTTTTTGATGAAGGTATTGTAAATTGTAGAGACCATAGCATTAGAATGCAACAATTAATTATAAATAATCCTGATGAAAAAAATTATCCAGTTACAAATATTAATATTACTATTGAAGACGATGGTATTATTACATTATATAATGATGGAAATGGTATTGATGTGTCTATCCACCCAGAATATAAAGTATGGATTCCTGAATTAATTTTCGGACATCTTAGAACTTCTACTAACTATGATAAAAGTGAAAAGAAAATTGTTGGTGGAAAAAATGGATTTGGTTTTAAATTAGTTTTAATTTGGTCTACTTGGGGTAAAATTGAAACTGTAGACCATAAAACAGGTCAAAAATACGTCCAAGAATTTCATAATAATTTAGATATTATTGATAAACCTAAAATTACTAAATGTAAAAATAAACCTTATACTTGTGTTAGTTTTAAACCTGATTTTAATAAACTTAAAATTTTAGGCTTTGATGAAGATTTTAAGTCTCTTATGTTAAGGAGAATTTATGATATAGCAGCCGTTACAGATAAATCAATTAAAGTTAAATTTAATTCTCAACAACTTGAAATTAAAAGTTTCTTAAATTATATTGATTTGTATATTGGTAATAAAAGTGAAACTGAAAGAATTTATGAACAAGCTAATGAAAGATGGGAATATGCTGTATGTATTGCTCCCAATCAAGAATTTACTCAAATCAGTTTTGTTAATGGAATTTTTACTTCTAAAGGAGGTAGACATGTTGATTATATTACTAATCAAATTATTCGAAAAATTACTACATTTATTAAAAATAAAAAACATATTGATGTAAAACCTGCTTCTATTAAAGAACAGTTAATGATTTTTGTTAATTGTACTATTGAAAATCCCGCATTTGATAGTCAAACTAAAGATTATCTTAATACTGCTGTTAGTAACTTTGGGTCATTATGTGAAGTTTCTGATAAATTTATTGAAAAATTAGCAAAAATGGGTGTTATGTCTACTGCTTGTAGTATTACAGAAGTTAAAGAAAATAAAGCAGCTAAGAAAACTGATGGAACTAAAGTTAAAAATATTCGTAATATTCCTAAATTAGTTGATGCTAATTTTGCTGGAACTGCTAAATCTTCTCAATGTGTTATTATTTTATGTGAAGGAGATTCAGCTAAATCTGGAATTATTTCTGGTCTTTCCAGAGAAGATAGAAATACTATTGGAGTTTATCCTATGAAAGGTAAAATGTTTAATATTCGAGGAGAAAGTGTATCTAAAATTTCCGATAATAAAGAAATTACTGAAATTAAACAAATTTTAGGATTAGAACATGGCAAAATATATACTTCGGATGATATTAAAACTAAACTTAGATATGGAAAAATATTATTTATGACCGATCAAGATTTAGATGGTAGTCATATCAAAGGTCTTGGTATTAATATGATTGATAGTGAATGGAAATCTTTAATTGAAATACCTGAATTTATTGGTTATATGAATACACCTATTTTAAAAGCTTCAAAAGGTAAAGAAATTATTCAATTTTATAATAATGGCGAATTTGAACAATGGAAATCTAATAATGATGTTACTAAATGGTCTATTAAATATTATAAGGGTCTTGGTACAAGCACAAGTAAAGAATTTAAAGAATATTTTCAGCAAAAAAAAATAGTTAATTTCAAATCATCTGAAAAATGTGGAGATTTAATTGATATGGTTTTTAATAAAAAAAGAGCTAATGATAGAAAAGATTGGTTATCCGCTTATGATAGAAATGCTTACCTTGATACAAGTAAAACTTCTGTTAGTTATGAAGAATTTATACATAATGATTTCAGACATTTCTCTAAATATGATAATGATCGTTCTATTCCTAATTTAAGTGATGGTCTTAAAATTAGTTTAAGAAAAATTCTATATGCCGGATTTAAAAAGAAACTTCATAGTGAGATTAAAGTCGCACAATTTAGTGGTTATGTATCTGAACATTCTGGTTATCATCATGGCGAAGCAAGTTTGAATGGTGCAATTATTGGATTAGCACAAAATTTCGTTGGAACTAATAATATCAATTTATTTAAACCAAAAGGGCAATTTGGGACCAGGCTTATGGGGGGCCGAGATGCTGCTTCTGAAAGGTATATTTTCACACATTTATCAAAAATTACAAGAGCTATATTTCCTGAAATTGATGATAAAATTTTAACATATTTACAAGATGACGGTGATTTAGTTGAACCTATTTATTATGTACCTATTATTCCAATGATTCTTATAAATGGAACTAAAGGTATTGGAACTGGTTTTAGTACTGATATTATGTCTTATAATCCTATTCAAATTATTCAATATTTAGAAAATATGCTTAAAAATCAAAAAGAACTTGGAATTATTGAACCATATTACAATAATTTTAAAGGTACTATTACTTCTTGTGATACTTCTTATAAAAAATATTTAATTAAAGGATGTTATGAAATTTTAGGTTCTGACAAAATTCGTATTACTGAATTACCTATTGGGACTTGGACACAAGATTATAAAGAATTTATTGAAAATCTTATTAATTCTAAGGATAAAAATTATATTAAAGATTATTCTGATATGTCTACTGAATCTATTGTTGAATTTGAAATTCAATTTTATCCCAAAATTATTAGTAAACTTTTAATGGAAAAACATGATTATGGGCTTGAAGGTATTGAAAAATATTTAAAATTATATACTACTCAGACTACTACTAATATGCATCTATTTAATGAAAAAGAACAATTAAAAAAATATGAAACCATTTATCAAATTATTGAAGAATATTATAGTATTCGTCTTGAATATTATAATAAAAGAAAACTATATCTTATTGATATACTATCTAAAGAATTAGTTACTTTATCAAATAAGGCTAAATATATTAAAGGTAATTTAGATGATAAAATTGATCTTAGGAAAAAAACTAAAGAACAAATTAATACTTTGCTTGAAAATATGAAATTTGATAAAGATTTAGAAAATAATAATTATAATTATCTTATTAAAATGCCTATGGATAGTGTTTGTCAAGAAAATGTAGATAAGTTAATTAAAGAACATGGTACTAAAGAATTAGAATTAGAAAAAATTAAAAATTCTAAAATACAAGATTTATGGCTTAATGAATTAGATAATTTAAAAAAACTTTATAATGAATTTATATTTGAAGATAAAGAAGTTGAAACTAAAAAATCTAAAAAAAAATCTTAAAACCAAGGTTTTAATTCTAAAGTTTTATCTGTTTTATTTGAATGTACTGGTGCATTCATAGGCATATGCATATTACTTGAATCATGTTTATATTTTAAATATGCAACTGCCTCTCCATATACTTCTTTTACACAATAATTTATTACATAACTATTTAATTCTTGTATTTGTTGTGGAATATTATTATCTAAATTTTTTGAATGTTGAAAAAACATACTTCTCATTACTGATACTACTTGATCTTGTGGTTGATTATCTACTAATATTGTTCCCCCTGATTTATCATAAACTCCTTTTCTTAAACCATTTTGAATTATTTGAATATTATTTTGAGAAAAATATGCATCTGATAGACGTGTCTTCTCAAATGTTCCTGTTAAAACATTACTATAATCTGTTTTTGTATTCAAAGGTATTCTATCCATCATAGAAAATTTAGTAGAAATATTTGGACCCATAATATTTACTCTCCCGTTCGCACTATTATTCATTTATAATTTTATAATATTAAAATATTTTATTATTATATTTTTATTATATATATTAAATTATGAATCAATTTCAAAAGACTATATTAATTATATCTACAATTATTTTAATTATTTCTCTTTGTATTCTAGGTTTCTTTTTAGCTAAAACATTATTTGAAGATGTTTATCCCCCAGTTATATCTGATTGTCCAGATTATTGGGATATTAGTTATAATACTAATAGTGAATTAGAATGTAAAAATAGATCTACTATTAATTCGGGAAGAGGTGATGTAGCTGGAGGTGAATGTGTTGGATATCCGCTAGCTAATTTTTTAATTAGTGGTAATCAAAATAAAGACATATTATGTGAAAAATATAAATGGGCTAGAAAATGTGATATTACTTGGGATGGAGTTACTAATAATAATAAAGCTTGTATTTAATTTTATTTTATATAATTTTTTTTATTTCTTATTAAAACTATAATATTATACTCTTTATAATATTATAATGATTATTACTGAAAATATTATAGAAATTTTAACTAAATATTTACTTACTATTAATAATTTTAATAAGTTTTTTTTTACTAATATTACTATTTATAAAAATGAAAAATTATTAGAAAATTTATATATCAAAGGTATTATACTTATTAATAATATTTTTAATATATCTTTGCTTTATTTAGATTCTTTAGTCGATATTTATAATTTATGTGAAAAAGGATATATATATTTTATTGAATTCATTAATCAAATTAATATTACTAATTCATGTGAAACCAATTCTTTTGAATTAACATTAAAAGACGCTACTATATTTAGTTATAAAAAAACTATTTTTAATATTGAAAAAACTATCTCTACTGATATTTCTGACTTTAATAATTTTAAACATTCTATTATTAATGAAATTATAATTATTATTAATAATTTATCATTTTTTTTAAGCAAAAATATTTATAAACTTTTTTATTCTGATTCTAATATTATTGAAATTATTAACAATAATGCTATATTCTTATCTAAAAATATTAAAAAAATATTTAATTCTCTTGATATTACTACTAAAATATCCACTATTGATTATAAAATAATTCATAAATTAAAAAATATTAATTATATATTAATTTACATTAATAATACTTATAATAACAATCATTATAAATATAATGATGAAGTTATTAAAAATATTTTACAATTTATAGAAAAATTTATTACTAAAAAACTTTTTCTAAAAAAATTTGATAATGTTTTCATTACAAATAATATTTTTATTGATTCTTTTTATAATAATAATTATAATTATAATGATTATGTTAATAATTTATTAACTTCATTTAATAAACTTCATTTCATATAAATTATTTTTTTTCTTACTTTTGTTTTTACTATTTTTTCATTCAACGTAGTTATAACGCTTGTCATTATTTTTTGATATTCATTTATTAAAATATTTTTTACATATTCATATACTATTCTTAATACCTCTTCACTGCATTTTCCTACTATTAAAATACTTCCTGTTCTAAATATCATATATGAAATTTTTTGCATATTTTTATCTTTTTTATTATTTTTTAAATTTTTTTCTAAATTTGCTGTTTTACTTATTCCTACCTTATTTAAATTATCATAATAATAAACACATTGAATTCCTGGATAAGAACATGGATCATATGAAGCATTTATATGATATTTATATCTTAGTAAATTAAATAATACTTCTCTATCTATATAAAATCCACAATTGAAATTTGAATTTATTAATACATTTTCTGTCTTATTTTCTTGTATACTTAATTTCTCTTCTATTAGATCACTAAAAATTTTTAATACTTTATTTAAAACTATTTTTAATATTTCATCATTTTGTATTCCTGGAATTTCTAATTTTCCTGTATTAAACATTTTTACATGTATTTCTTTAAATACTCCATTATAATTTATTCTTAATGTTATTACATAACAATTATAAAATGCACTTTTCTCTTTTGTCCTTGCGTATAATAAATCTTTCTTACATAATCCTACACTTATTTTTCTTACATGTTTAAATTTTATTAATCTTCCATTTGGATTATCTATATCATTTAATATTTTTGATATACAATTAAATTCTTCTTTTTTTACTTTATCTTCTAATATATCTACCTCTTCTTTACTATCACAAGAAATCTTTATTTGTTTTTTAATTATACCTTCCATTTGTTTATCATAATCTATTATTGGAATTTCCCAGAATATTGAATATATATCTAATAATTCTTTACTTAGATATATTATTTTTGTTTTTGTTGATATATAAATATCTGTACATTTAGGAACTTTTGAATTATCTATATTTACTTTATTACAACATAAAGTATCTGTTTCTTCTATTTCTTCTATTTCATTTATATCATTTATATCATTTATATCATTTATATCATTTATATCATTTATATCATTTATATCATTTATATCATATAAAAATTTACTCCATTCTTCATCCAATGACATTTTCTTTATATCTTATTTTAAATATTTTTATCAATTATTTTTTAATTTATTTTAATATATTATTTTTTTAAATATTTTTCTTTTTTATTATATAAAATGTCATCTTTATTAACTCAACAGTTAGTAAATTACGATTATCAATGTCATAATCGTTCTAATAATTATTATAAAACTTCTATTCAAAATATTCAAAAAAAACCAATTCACCAAATATCTAAAAAAAATACTTATAATATATCCAATGAATGTAGTTTAAATATTCATTGTTTTAATCCTACTAAAAATTCTCCTCCTAACGAATGGCAATTTAGATTAATTAAAAGAATTAATTCTTTTAATACTTTAGATAATAATTAAATATCTTTTAAACTATAAAATATATAATTTGTTGCTAACTCTTCATTCTCCAAATTATGTATTATATATTCTATCTCATTTATTAATTCATTATTTAATAATTCTAATTTATTATTTAGTACATATGTTATATAATTTTTTATTATTAGACTTTTTTTTATTTTATACTTATCTTCTATTGTATTACAAATTTTATTAAAATTTTCTACACTTTCTTCCTTATTCATTTTTAACAATTTTTTATAAACTTTGTCATCCATTATATTTATTTTACTATCAAAATTCGATTGCATAAAATTTAGCATACTTCTTATATCTGAACCATAATTTCTTATTATATCTATTAAATGCTTTTTTGTTATATTTATATTCTCTTCTTTTGTTATTTTTATCAAATAATTTAATATTTCATTATCACATAATTTATTAAATCTTACTTTTACAAATTCATATTGTAAACTATAATCTATTTTACTTATATAATTGCATATTAAACAATATTTTATATCTTTATTATATTCTTGAATTAAACATTTCAATGCTTGTTGTGCTATTCGCGTCATATAATCTACTTCGTCTAATATTACAAATTTTGTTCCTTTTGAAAATAAATTATCTGATATTACAAAATTATATATATTATTTCTTATTATATCTATTCCTCTTTCATCTGATGCGTTTAAATGTATTACTAATGTCTTACTTTCTTCATTATTTTGTTTCTTATATTTATTTATCAAATTTATAATTGTTGTTGTTTTTCCTATCCCGGGCGGACCATGTAATAATAAATTTGGAAAATTATTTGTTTTTAAGATATTTTTAAATAATTCTTTATTATTTTCATCTAATATTATATCTTCAAATACATCTGGACGATATTTTTCTACCCAAGGTATTGACTCTTTATTCATCATTAATTATATTAAAATTTTTAGTTTAAATAATAATTTTATAAGTTATATAAAATTATTTTGAGAGATTTATTATTTTTACTATAATTTTGATCTACTTATAAATTCATACATACTTGGATTCCAAACTCTAAAATCTTTCAAATAACGCAACATTCTAAATCTACCTACTAATACTCGTGTTCTATAACATCTCCATAATGATTGTATTTTTCTTGCCTTCTTATTATAACCACAAGTTTCTAATCTTCTATAATCCATTATTATTTCTACTAATTCTCTCGGCAAACTATCCCAATTCATATAATTACGAGAGATTATTTACATTCTTGTGCTAATTCCCAATCTTTATGTTTCTTTGTTTTTAAATGTTCCTGTTTATGACTATTTGTATATTTACCTCCACATTCACAAGTAAATTTCTCATTTTTTTTTGCTTTAATTTCTTCAGCATTTTCTTCTCTGTATTGTTTATCTTGTTCTTTTTTATATTCTTTATTATCTCTCCTCCATTCTGCTCCATAATCTTTTTGATATGCTTGTAAATCTTCTTTACTTCTAAATGCTTTTTTCATATTTAATTTCGCATCTAATTCTTTTCTCCATTTTTCTTCAATTTTGTGTGCTTCTTTATCTGTTTGTATTGTTATATCGCATTTTTCTATTTCTATCATATTCCAAATATCATAACCACCATATTCTCTCATAGTTTTGTATTTTAATTGATTATATTTTTCGCTATTTGGATTATTACAATTATCTTTATGGCTTTGTTTTCTCTCATTCCAATCATATGTAGAACCTACATAAATATTATCACATTCTTCAAGATTTTTACATTCCAGTTTATAAATATAATATTGTCGCATTATTTTATAATATTTTTTACTTTTTATATTTTTTTGTTTCAATTTTAAAATAAATTTCAGCGTTTCGTTAAAATATATATAAAAATAATATAAAATATTATTGAAAATGTTAGTATAAAGAATGTCTCAGGACACAATTATTTCATATATACCTCCCGACACGCCTGCTTATTTAATACAACATCCAAAGAAAAAAGGTAGACGCTCCAAGCAGTATTATGAAAATCTTAAATTATTAGAGGCTACTGACAATAGTAATAATTTAATTATTTACCTAGACAAAAAACCGGAAGAACCTGAAAATATTGAACCCAAAGTGCATAAGAAAAGAGGTCGTAAGCCTAAGGGCGGCAAAGTCGTAGAAGTAAAAAATATTTTAGTAAATAATATTCCTATTCCTAATATTATTTTACATCTTAATTGTTCTCTCAACGATTTAGATAATGATAATACTATTAAATATGAACCTACTATTAACGAAATTGATACTTTTGACTTTAATAATAATCTTAAATATAACTTTATAGAAACTATAGATACTATAGATACTATAGATACTATAGATACTAAAGATACTAAAGATACTATAGATTATCCTACTGAATTTGATATTATTAATAATGAATCTGAAAATAATAACAACAATATTATATCTAATTCTATTAATTATAAAAAAATTATTTCTAAAAAATTAAAAGAACTCTCTTTTAATTTAAAACATAATAATATTAATAATAAATCTTCTTGTTTTTGGTGTACTTGTTCATTTGATAATGAACCTATATATATTCCTAAATATGAACTTAATAATACTATATATACTTATGGATGCTTTTGTAGTCCTGAATGTGCTTGTTCATATCTTATGAATGATAAAATTGATACCTCGACTAAATTTGAAAGATATTATTTATTAAATAATATTTATGGAAAAATATATAACTATAATAAAAATATTAAACCCGCACCATCTCCTTATTATTTATTAGATAAATTTTATGGTAATCTTGATATTCAAGAATATAGAAAATTACTTGAAAATGAGAGATTATTACTTGTTGTTGATAAACCATTATCACAAATTTTACCTGAAATATATGAAGAAAATGAAGATTTCTTGATTAGTGCTAAACTTGTTTCTAAATCTAGTACTATTAATAAAACTTCTTCTTTAAAAAAATAATATTAATTTTAAAATTGTTTTAAATGAATTTAAAAATTATAATACAAGTATTATAATTATGGATAATAGTGAATTTGAAAAAATTATTTCAAATATTTCTAATGATATTAATAAGAGTCTTAAATCTAACTTAGGGTCTTATTTTAATACTGTTAATAATAATAATAAAGTTATTGATCTCCTTAAATCTATTTTATTTACTATGCCTGAATATGTTAATCTTAAAAATGAATTTGATACTTTACAAAATAAATATATTGAATTAAAAAATGAATACGATACTTTAAAATCGTCTAATATCAAAAATATTAAAATGGATATTACTGAAACAAAAACAAAACCTAATAATTCAGCTACCATTAAAAATAATGAACTTTCAGAAAACAAAATTATTTATGAAAAATCTTCTGATATTGAACAAGAGGTTACAGAAGAAGATAGTGAAGAAGAAACCGAAGAAGAAGAAACCGAAGAAGAAGAAGAAGAACTTAAAGTTAAAAATATAGAAGAAGTTATTAAACTAAATGAAACTGAAAAAACAAAACAAGTAGAACCAGATAAAGAAGAAAAGGAAGGTGAAGAAGAAGAGGAAGGTGAAGAAGAAGAGGAAGGTGAAGAAGAAGAGGAAGG